ACCCTACCAAGTCTCATGTTGTAGTAGCCAAAGAAGGATCACAGGTTAAGACAATTAGGTTTGGTCAACAGGGTGTTACAGGCGATCGTCAACCAACTAAACGACAGAAGTCATTTAAGGCTCGTCATGCAAAGAATATTTCTAAAGGAAAGATGTCAGCCGCATATTGGGCAGATAAGGTGAAATGGTGAAAAAGAAAAAAGCATTTTGGGATACAAAAAATCCAAAGAAGAAATCTACAAAGTTAACACCTGCACAGAAAGCTCAAGCAAAAGCTAGAGCAAAAGCTGCTGGTCGCAAGTATCCAAATCTTGTGGATAATGCAGCAGTATTAAGGAAGAAGGGCAAGTAATGGCACTAGGCACTAATGGCAGTACCTTTACAGCAGAACTTAATCGTCTTGCTAATGGTGGTACTTATCCTGCTATACAGGATTATGTTGATGATGCAAAAGCAGCAAACACTTTTGCTGGCACAACCGGCCTTGATGTTGTTGGTGCCTTGAATGTCAAAGCTGGTAACACAAGACCTAACTATAAAGATCTTCGTGGTGTATGTAATCAACTAGGTGGCACAACCGATAAGGCTCCTGCTGCTGCCCTAAGAGCAAGGTCTACCTAATGTCAACTACCCTTGGTCAACTTGTAGACAAAGTAATGTCTAATATTCAAAGTGGTTCTGCTCAACTAGAGACTGCTACTTGGATTAATCAAGCAGCCGGAATTACTGCCAACGATACATCATTTATAGTTAATGAAACTAATCAAATGGGTCGTGGTCTTATTGAGATTGGTGATGAACTTATCTATCTTGATAAGGTTGATAACCTTACTAAGGCAGTAACAGTCACTCCATGGGGTAGAGGATTTCGTGGCACAACAGCAGCAAGTGCTGCCAATAATGCCAAAGTAATTGTTGCACCTATTTATCCTAGAAGTCTTGTTAAGCAAACAATTAATGACACAATCCAAGCTTCTTATCCAGAACTATTTGCGGTAGGAACACACACTTTCTCCTTTAACTCTGCTGTGATTACCTATTCTCTTCCTGCTGCTACGGAATATGTTCTTGATGTAAAGTGGCAGACCATTGGATCAACTAAAGAATGGCTTAATGTAAGAAGATACAACACAGATAAAGTAGCCAACACAACATTATTTCCTAATGGTAAAACTATTAACATATTTGATTCTATCGATCCGGGTAGAACTGTTCAAGTTGTTTTTGCTAAAGCACCTTCAACATTAACATCAGATAGTGATGTATATGAAACAGTTACTGGTTTTCCATCAAGTTCTGTTGATGCAATTATGTATGGAACTATAGCTCGCTTACTTATGAATAGCGATGCAGCAAAGATTCCATTCCAAAGCGTAGAAGCGGATATGCTCGACCAATCGAAGCCGGTCGGCTCAGGTGCCTCTACAGCTCGTTTCTATCTTGGTCTGTATACGCAGCGACTTCAACAAGAAGCTGCATCACTCCGAGATCTATACCCTCCCCGACTCCACTATAAGAGGTAACGAATGGCACAAACACGATACTACGCCTCTACGGCAAAGCAAGCCTCTCTATCATCTTCAATCGATGGTGTTGTTGCATCGATTACTTTGGATCTGACGACTGGTTTTCCAGCTAACTATCCTTACTCATTAGTTATTGATCCAGATACTAACAAGGAAGAGATCATCACCGTTGGTTCCTCTGGTGGTGGAACGACTCTCAATGTTACTCGTGGAGAAGATGGTACCTCTGCTGTTGCCCACTCTGCTGGTGCAACAGTTCGTCACATCATCTCAGGTCGTGACTTTAATGAGTTCTCTGCTCACATTGGTTCTTCCGGAACTCCAACAACTGCTGGCATCCATGGCATCACAGGCAATGTTGTAGGCACTACAGATTCACAGACGCTTTCAGCAAAAATTCTATCTGGTGCAGTTATTGCATCTGGCGGAATTGATTTTGAGGGTACAACTAACGATGCATTTGAGACAACCCTCACGGTTGCCGATCCAACGGCAGATCGAATAATTACTCTTCCTAATGCCACAGGTACTGTAACCCTTGATGGTGTTGCATCTACCTTGATATCTAAGACTCTATCTAGTGCAACCCTTGCTACAGATCTTGCTGCCGGTGGATTTAAGGTGACTGGTCTTGGTACTCCATCATCTAACACAGATGCAGCAACTAAGGTTTATGTAGATACTCAAGTATCTAACCTTGTTGATGCAGCTCCGGGTGCTTTAGATACCCTTAATGAACTTGCTGCTGCAATCAATGATGATGCAAGCTTCTCAACCACAGTAACCAATAATATTGCTACCAAGGTTTCTAAAGCCGGCGATTCAATGACTGGTGCCTTGTCAATGGGTAACAACAAGATCACCGATCTTGGAACCCCATCAGCATCTACCGATGCTGCTAATAAGTCTTACATTGATACCCTGTTTGGATCAACTGCTTCTGCTGCTACCTCGGCTACATCAGCCGAGAACTCTGCTATTGCAGCAGCTAGTTCTGCAACTGCTGCATCTACAAGTGCAACCTCAGCAGCTAACTCTGCTAGTGCAGCATCAACTTCTGCTACTTCGGCTTCTAACTCTGCAACATCGGCAGCCAATAGTTTAACCTCGATTACAGGGTTGACTGGTGCCGGCATTGTTCGAGATATGGGATCTATTACTGAGTCTGATACGACCACAACTACCTATATCAACATTGCAACGATTGCAGCCAATGCTGCTACATCCGAAGCTAATGCAGCGACATCGGCAAGCTCTGCTGCAACAAGTGCCACATCGGCTGCTACATCTGCTTCTAGTGCATCTACCTCTGCTTCATCTGCTGCCACTTCAGCATCGAGTGCAGCAACATCTGCTACCTCTGCTGCTAACTCAGCAGCAGCTTTAGGATCAGCTTTACTAGCTACATCCTTTAATGCTAAGGGTGACATATTTGTGGCGAGTGCAAATGATGTTGCTGCTGTTCTTTCCGTGGGTTCAGATGGCTATCTCTTGACTGCTTCTTCTACTGCTGCCAATGGAATCGCTTGGGCAGAAGCTCCAATAAGCCTTCCAAGCCAAACCGGCAATAGTGGTAAATACTTAACAACCAATGGATCGACAGCATCATGGGCAACTATTGTTACTGATCCATTGACTGATATCTTTATGATGATGGGAGCATAAGAATGCCAGCATTCGCAATTCAACTGCGTAGGGGAACAACAGCCCAACACGCATCATTCACAGGTTTAGTCGGTGAAGTAACTGTTGACACCGATAAAGACACTCTCGTGGTTCACGATGGTGTTACTGCTGGAGGATATCCTTTAGCTAAATCAACAGAGACAAGTGGACTTGATCCATTCCTTCTGATGGGAGCATAACAAATGGCATATAAAATACTTGGTCGTAAAGCATCTGCTGCTACGACTTTAGAGGAACTGTATGTAGTTCCAGCATCTTCCGCAGCAGTAGTCTCAACGATTATTATTGCTAATCGATCAGCTTCTGCTCGTACATACCGCATTGCGATAAAACCAACAACTGGTACATCTATTGCAGATGAACATTATATTGCATACGATGTTGCAATTGCTGCTAATGATTCAACTGCATTAACCCTCGGCGTTACTCTTGCTGCTACAAATGCAATCCATGTGTATGCATCAGCAGCATCTTCATTAACTTTCCAAGCATTTGGTTCTGAACTAGCTGCTTAATCCAACGAAAGGCTTTAACCACCATGGCTGTATCACGCTTTAGTAACTCACGCATAGGTGCAGGGTTTCCTAAATATCAAAACTTCTGGGATCAAACAACAACACTTAGTGTAACTGTTGATTACCTTGTAGTTGCAGGTGGTGGTGCTGGTTCAGGAAACATTGGCGGTGGTGGTGGAGCAGGTGGCTTGCGTTCAACTGTAACCGCAACTGGTGGTAATGGCTCTTTAGAAACTGCTTTACAACTAACGCCTGGAACTGCATACACAGTTACCGTAGGTGGTGGTGGAACTGGAACTAGCGGTTTTACTAGAGGTAATAATGGTGGTAACTCATCCATCTCAGGAACTGGTATTACAACCGTTACATCTACTGGTGGCGGGGCAGGTGGTAGTTGGTCTACTTCGGGTTCAGACAATACTGGTGGTTCAGGTGGCTCTGGTGGTGGTTCAACTATTGATGGCCCTGGTACTGGTGCAGGTGGTACTCGTACCGCATCTCCTGTTCAAGGTCATGATGGTGGAAATGATACAAGTTCAACTCCTTATGGCGGTGGAGGTGGAGGCGGTGCTGGCGGTGCTGGTATTGGTAGAGATGCTGCTAGTAATCAAGCAAATGGTGGTGTTGCATTAGCCGTAGCAATTACTGGTTCATCTGTTTACTATGCAGGTGGCGGTGGCGGTGGTGGGTACCGATTTCCAAATCATGGAGGAACTAGAGGTATTGGTGGCGGAACATCTACAACTGCTTATAAAGGCGGTGGCGGAGATGCTGGTGCTACTAGCGGAAACAATCAAGGAACTGCTGGAACCTCTAACACAGGTGGTGGTGGTGGCGGCGGTTACAACGATAATAATTATCCAACTGGAAACGGTGCAAATGGTGGTAGTGGAGTAGTTATCCTTCGTGCAACCCAAGCAGCAGCATCTACAACTGGTTCTCCCACATACACAACATCAGGTTCATACCACATTTATCAATTTAACGGTGATGGGAGTATTACTTACTAATGTCTATTCGTAAATTTTCAACAGCTTCCATTAAGAGTGGAACTAAATCATCTAAGTTTTGGGATCAAACTACAACTATTCCATTTACTGTTGACTACCTAGTAGTTGCAGGTGGTGGCGGTTCAGGTGGTGGTAATTCTTTTGGTGGAACTTCGGGTGGCGGTGCTGGTGGTTACCGTGAGTTTACTTCTCAATCATTAACAATAGGAACCACTTACACAGTAACTGTTGGCGGTGGCGGTGCTGGTGGTTCTGCCCCCGTTGGTGGTGGTACTAACGGTAGTAATGGTGTTGACTCTACATTTAATTCACATACTGCTACTGGCGGTGGTGCTGGAAAAACCACAGGTGGTGGTTCAGGTGGTTCAGGTGGCGGTGCCTATGGTTATCCTGATGGAACTTATAGTGGTGGTGCTGGTAATACTCCATCAACATCTCCATCCCAAGGTAATAACGGTGGTAGTGGTAAAAGCGATAATGTTGTTTACACACACTCAGGCGGCGGCGGCGGTGCTGGTGCAGTTGGTGGTAACGCTACTACAACTAGAGGTGGTCTTGGCGGAGATGGTACTTCATCATCAATAACTGGAACATCTACTTATTATGCTGGTGGTGGTGGTGGCGGTGCTGCTAGTAATACTGGAACATCTAATGCTGCTGGTGGTCAAGGTGGCGGTGGAACAGGAAAGTATGTTAGCGGTGCTGCTGGAGATGCTGGAACCGCTAATACTGGTGGCGGTGCAGGTGGCTCTGCTGGCGGTGGTAGTGTTAGTGGTGCAGCAGGTGGTAGTGGCGTAGTAATAGTCCGTGCAACCCAAGCAGCATCTGCAACAACAGGTTCACCTACTTATACTACATCAGGAAGTTACCACATTTACAAGTTTACTGGTGACGGGTCAATTACTTACTAAGGAGAAACATGGCACACTTTGCAAAACTAGATGAAAACAACAATGTACTTGCAGTACATGTTGTAAACAATGATGTTATTACCGTAGATGGTAATGAGTCAGAGCAAGCAGGTATTGACTTTCTAACATCACTACACGGACACACATTATGGAAGCAAACTTCCTATAACGGCAACATCCGTAAGAACTATGCAGGTATTGGATACACCTATGATGCAGGGCGTAATGCGTTTATTCCACCACAACCTTGGGCATCTTGGACTCTTAATGAAACAACCTGCCAATGGGAGTGTCCTGTTGCTTATCCAACTGATGGCAAGATGTATGCATGGTTTGAACCAAATCAAGAGTGGATTGAAATCACAGGCCCACAGGCTTAAGTTTGAAACAGAGGCAGTTTAGGAAGTGTCCTCGCCTAATGTCATAAGTAAGAACTTCCATCAACTTTCAACATAAGGAGTCTGCGTGGTATTAAAGACCTCGAAATCACCGGATGTTACAGAGACAGTTATCTATGATCTCACCGGTCGTACATCTCAGTACTACGATCCAGACACCTATGCCTTTGATGTTGCTGTAGGTGGTCTGCCATTCCTCTACAACATTACCGATGTCATTCCTTATCGTAGATCGACAGCTCGATGGAAGTATGAGCGTGTTGACCAAGCTCGTGAACCGGGTGAGCAGACCCTTGACTCAGGTCTTTGGGTTAGATCTCAAACATCATGGCATCTTGGTGCAGGTATCCAGTTCCAAGAAGCTCTTGAGGGTAATGCTGATCTTCTTCGTTTCCGTTACTTTACATCCACAGGTATTGATCCTTGGACTCCCGGTGAACTTTCTCTCCTTAAAGACACCTCTAAGATCTACAATGTTACAAGCACATCTGCTACTGCAAAGACCATAGCCTTATCAGCAAGTTATGGTGGCACAGATTATATCCTTGCTATTAACACAGAGGCAACTGCTGCTACCACAGCTCAGATTCGAGTATCCCTTGTTACCTCAGCCGGTACCGCAAGTACTCTTGTTACTGGTGCAACGATTTCTAAAAAGATTCTTGCTGCTGAAACAGATGGAACAGAGCTTTATTTAGCTACTGAAGATTATATCTACCATGGAGACTTTACTGGTGGATCACTTAGCCTTCACCAGCATTACCATATTAATACAGCAAACGCTACCAATGTAGTTCTTAAGTTTGTAAAGAATCGTATTGTGGCTGGCATTAGTTATGTTGCAGGAACTACACCTACTGCTGCTGTATATTCATTACCATTTAGCGAAAGCCATGCAAGTACACATAATATTTCTGGTATCACACCCATAGCAAATACAACCACAGTACCTATTGGATGGATCTGGTCAGATATTGCAGAGGGTCGTGGAGCTATCTACCTCTCTGGTTATGCCGGTGATAAGTCTGCAATCTTTAAGGTGCAGCCTGATGCTGCTACCGGTGCTTTAGGGGCTGCTATCTCTGTAGCAGATATACCTCGTGGCGAAACTGTTCGTTCATTGTTTGGATATCTTGGAACTTTTCTTGCCATTGGAACATCTCGTGGTGTTCGTATTGCTGCTATTGCAGATGATGCAACCATTGTTTATGGCCCCATAATTTTTGAGACTGCTAGTCCTGTGCTTTGCTTTGCAGCTCGTGATTCATACATATGGGCAGGTGTTAAAGCAGGTATTGGTGGTGCATCTGGTGCCTATCGAATCTATCTTGGAACTCTACTTGACGATGGTGCTTATCCTTTTGCTACAGATATATCTGCTTCTGGAACTACAGGAATAGTAGACTCTATAGGCTTTTTCCCAACAAGTGGTCAGCTATTCTTTTCAATTACAGCAAGTGGTATTCATTTAGAACATGCAACTCAATTAGTTGCTGAAGGAACTTTAGACACAGGTACTGTCAATTGGGGTACATTAGAAAAGAAAGCATGGAAAAGAGTTCGTGTTGAGACTGATACTCTTCTTGGAAAGATTGAAGTCTATGCTAATTCCAACGAAGGTAGATCACAGATCGTTACCTTGACTGAAGGTAATGAATATAATACCGACTTTGATTTATCTTCTGCATATCTATCACCACAAGTTAATGGTCAATTAACATTTACTCTTTATCGTGGTGCATCAGATACTACTAAGGGTGCAGTACTTCGTGGCTATGCCATCAAGGCTATCCCATCACCTACCAGATCTAGGCTTATTCAAATGCCTTTGATGTGCTATGACTTTGAAACAGATAGAAGAGGCGTTCGTTTCGGTACACAAGATGGAGCTAAGTTCCGAATAGCAGCGTTAGAGTCCTTAGAATCTAGTGGTTCTACTGTTCTCGTACAGGATTTCACCTCTGGTGAAAACTTCGATACCGTAATCGAAGAAGTTTCATTCACTCGCATGACACCACCAAGTAGCAATAGCGATAACTTCGGAGGGATCATCACTATCACAATGAGAACGGTTGTCTAATGAACTACCTTGACTGGGTTGGCCTTGCGGTCGCCGTAATAACAATCGTCACCGCATTAGCAGGTGGCGTTAGATGGTTAGTTAAACATTATTTAGCAGAACTTAAACCTAATGGTGGAACAAGTTTGCGTGATGAGGTCGATAAACTGTCTGCAAAACTAGACAGATTGTATGAGATATTGATACAGAAGTGAGCTATCCAAACTGGTTTGCTTCTTACGCCATTGCGTATTTCGATAAACATCTAGCAAGATTCAAAGACAAAGAAGATTTAAGATTCTTACAAGTCGGTGCCTTTACAGGTGATGCCAGTCTATGGCTAATGCAAAACATCCTGACTCAGAAGAGTTCAGTCCTTGTTGATGTGGATACTTGGCAAGGATCAGATGAAGAAGCTCACCACCAGATGGACTTTACCGATGTAGAAAAGACCTACGACTGGAAGCTCAAAGATTACCCACGAGTAACAAAGGTTAAATCAACTAGCCTAGAGTTCTATACTCGACTGCCCAAAGAAGAGATCTATGACTTTATCTATATCGATGGGGATCATACAGCCCAAGGGGTCT